AAGGTTAAATATAGAGTCATGTAGAGGTTTCAGTACTAACTGAGACCAATAATCTACAATGGCTACAATTCTAACTTTCCCTCTCGCCTCTAGAACAGTTGCCAATCGTCCGATATAAAGTTCCTTTGGAACTAAATATCCTAAATCACAGGATTTACAAATCCAGTGAATTAGTCTGATAAGGAAGATGAAAGGCATGGTTACTATTAAAATCCACACCAACCATACAATGGGTAAATCCCAATTATGGGCTCGGCACCATCGTATCCAAGCAATCATCTGTTTAGGATGAAATGCAAGGGCGATAGCGTCGAGTGGTGCAGACCAAGTTGCTCGCGGATAGTTTGGCCCTGAACTTTCTGAAATTTTCAGAAAATCAGGTTTTCGAGGTGATCTTAAAGAAGGCATATGAGCCAATACTCTACGTAACTCCATTTCTGGAATCGTCTGAGTAGATCCCTTAAAGGGATCGGTAATTGTCTCCCATTTGAAAATGGGAGCAAAACCTATGACTCTATACACACTGAGAGCGGTCAACACTGCCCGAAACACCAATTTACTAGAGTCCTTATCGAGTTTAACACCTCGAATAAGATCTCTGAGATAAATCGGAATGATTTTCGGTAGACCTGATTTGGTAAGAGCAACCAGGGTTTTCCCCTGGATAAACTGCTCATTTCCCAACCAGCATATTAGCGCCCGAGAACACTCACTCAGATACTGAGAGGTGAACTTCGGTCCCGACTTAATCCAAATTTCTTTGATATTAAGTGCTAATACACGGAAACCCTTCTTCCAATGGTCAGTCAGACCAAGGACTTGCACTGGCAAGTAAATGAATCTCGTTAACTCTCGTTGACGGATCCATTTACTCGCTCTTTTCTCACTATTTGTTAGTAATCTATTGATGAAAGCATTAGTGTTAAAAGGGTGAGACAGTACTTTCCTGGATGACACCAGGTGGAGGTTAGGGGGCTAGCCTTCTCCTACCTTTGCGTAGTGAGCGCGTGGTGTGATTGCCCATACTTGTACCGAGCTGTTGTTACAGCTATAGTGAAGCCACCGCGGTCCACCCAAGGACTGCTCCTCTTCTCAAGAGGGCGGGATCTGCATCAGGTCGTAAGACCTTGAAGTAGTAACGGCTGGAGTCGATTCACACGGTAAGGCCAAGTCCGGGGACCTGGAATTACGTTACCTGCGAT